CGATCAATCCAAATGTCATCAGGTGCTCCACAACTGGGTGCATAGCGGATTTCCTCCAGCCAACGTCTGGATCGGCGTGTCGGTCGAAGATCAGAAGCGCGCGGATGAACGGATTCCAGAACTGCTGAAGATTCCGGCCAAGGTGCGCTTCCTGAGCGCCGAGCCGTTGTTGGGGCCGATTGATTTCACCTCGCATTTCCTGCGGGCCAACGGCGGGTTGCATTGGGTGATTTTCGGAGGCGAGAGCGGTGCGGGCGCGCGGTCCTGTAACATTGAATGGATACGGGTTGGCGGCACTCAGTGCCGGCTGTACCATATCGCGCCGTTCGTGAAGCAATTAGGCAGTGTCGCCGTGGTGCCGACCAAGTTCTGTGATGGTTCGACGACTGACCTTTGCCTGAACCATTCCAAAGGCGGCGACCCGGCCGAGTGGCCGGAGGATCTGCGCGTGCGGGAGTTTCCAAAATGAACCTCTGCAACTTCCTTCGTCTCTTGCTCTGCCTCAGCGCAATCGCTGCCGTCGGCATCGCCATCGTTGCCTGGTTGTCTGGCGATCGTTTGGCCGCTGCGCTCTGGCTGGTCATCGGACATCTCTGCCTTCCCTACCGAAAATGAAAGACAAAACAGAAATACAACGGGTCCACGACATGTTCGTCGCAGTGATCATTAAAGAAGTGGACCTTGGGTTGCATCCGTTAGTCATCGACGTGATGAACCAAACGACCCACGTCCTTTGTTGGATGCTGGAGCACGAGCACGAAGGCACTTCGCCGTTCACTGAGTTGATCAAGCTCGTGGAGGACAGTGCAAAAGAACGCGGATTAAACTTGGAGGACAACCGCAATTGATGACCACAGCCATCACCCGCTGGGATCCACTCTTCCTCGGACTGTGTCCGCGCTGCAGCGCGGTCCTGCATCTGAGCGAATTAAAAATCGCCGGTCAGGCCGCCGTGGTCTGCCCCAACGATTACAGCGTGTCCAGGGTCAAGAAGCTGGCCGATGCCGGAAAGCTGAAGCCATGCGGCTTCCTCTGGTACGCACCGTGGAGCCGGACTGTGATCGAAAGGAGAAGGCGAACATGCGCAACATAAGCTGCAGCCACACCAAGGACCAGGTCCGAGCGCGTACCAAGACGGTGACCCGCCGGCTGGGCTGGAAGGACCTAAAGCCGGGCACGCTGCTGCGCGTCGTGGAGAAGGCCATGGGTCTGAAGCCGGGCGAGAAGATTGTGCCGCTGGCTGTGGTGCGTGTCACCAAGGTCACGCGGGAAAAGCTCTTCGAGATTCGCAGGAACCGCTGGGACTGCGGAAAGGAAGGGTTCCCGCAGTTCGATCCGGACGAGTTCATTGTGTTTTTCGCCGGCACGTTCAAGGTGCCCGTGGATCAGGTTGTGACCCGCATCGAGTGGAAGTACGAAAGCCGCTGCCTGCAGTGCGGGTTTGAGATCCATCCATCGTGCGAGTACTGCGGAGAATGCACTTGCGAAGAGGAGGGCTTGTGATAGAAGAACGTCCGGCGGGCAGCGAACCGCAGGCGAGCCTCATAAGCTCTGCCGGGCGAGGTGGAATTCCTCGGCCCGCTACCAATTTACAACACGGCGCATTAAGCCAAGTTGATCAGGAGGAGTCGATGGTCCTGATGCCGGCACTTGCCGGACAGCGCCCGACTCCTCCCCGGTTTCAGAAATTCCGTTGCGGCCGGATGAAGCCGCTCTTTGGGACCAGCCCCGGGGCTCTGCCTGTGTCTGCAGGCAACTGCCGGGGCATTTTCTTTTCCGTCCACAACCACAACCAACAAACAAACCAATGAGAGAAATCACAACGCACAAGGTCAATCCCGCCAATGACACGATCAAAATCATCGTCAATGACGAGCCGGGCGCCGGCGGTGCCAATCACCGGTACGAACTGACTGGCTTCGACACGGACAGCAATCCATCGAAGAGTTCACCAGATGGCTACAACATGTCCTGTTCCAAGCAGGTGATTCTGTTCCAGAACGGGCCAATACCAACCAGCGGTGTCAACGGTGTGACGCAGGAGGTGCTGCTGGCCATCGTGCAGGATCGGTTGGAAGCATTTCAAGCCGGCCAATACGCCTGCGAAGAAAACGGCAAAGCGCTCTCCGCCGTGAAGGAAGCGCAACACTGGCTCCAGTTCCGCACGCTCAAACGCATGGCGCGCGGAGTTGAGGGCACTCACCAAAAGTAACCATGCCACAAGAACTACGCATCACTCCAGTCCTCAACGGGTTCATCGTCCAAGCCGGCTGCCAGACCCTGGTCTACAACAGCTCGGACCACATCATCACCGAATTCACCGAATGGGTTCGTGAGCCAGAAAAGATCGAGAGACGCTATCGTGAGACAATGGAGAAGAAGGGGATATGCCCGCCGCCTCCGCCGGACACGATGACGGCGCAAGAAATTGGGCGTATCCCAGCTCCTGCCAACCTTCGCCGCTAAAAACAACGATGCCCGCCAGACATCCGTGTCCGGCGGGCATCAGTCCCAGATCCGATTCGAGACTAGGCATCCTTGTTCTCAGGCGCTCCGAGCGTCAAGCCCAGATTTGCGGCGCGCGCGCCAAGGACCGTGAGTTTGATGGTATCCTGGATCGTCTCGACGCCATCGCCCAGATCCGCATCGGCTTCCACCAGGTAGACCGTGTCTCCCGGCGTGTCCGAGCTGATCAGGTCCGCGCTCATTCCGCCCTGGGCCACAACGATAGTGCTGTCTCCTGAGACGACAGTCCACTTCGGCGGGTTGTTGGGATCGACCTGGGCGGGCTTGCCGCCAAGCGTCTTGGGCGTAATTGTCGCAGTGATCTTCTGCTCATTTGTGATGCTGACTTCGACTGGCATAGGTGTCCTTTCCTTTTGTGTTGGTACTCCGAACTTGAATCCCAACACCACCCGTTCCTTGGGGGGGCACTGGCATCCAAAAATGTTGATGATGACGTCGTGCATAAGTTTGCAGAACCACTTTTTCATTTGACCGAGATCGGCCCCATGATGACCTGCTGGTTGGTGTTGCCTGTCCGCATGAAGTAGACCGTGCCGTACACCGACTGGACCGAGATCGCAACCGTGGCCGGATCCTTCGCCAGCGCCTTGACCAGGCTCGTGATGTTGGTGGTTGAGCAGCCGGCGGCGCAAAGCGCCAACAACGACAGGAGCACAAGCTTTCTAATAAATCTCACAGTGCCCCTTTCCCGCTCAAGCTGTCAACACTGATTGCTCCTTTTTACGGCGGTCCTTGATCCAGCGGACGCCCTTGCCGTACTTGTTGAACTCGACCGTGCAGTCGTCGGAGGTCACGAAGTACTTCTTCTGTCCGGGCATTCTTTCCTTTCGCTCGAAGAGTCTGTAGCGGCCGATCGTCCGTCTGAGTTCATCCGGCATAGGACCGCGGCATTCCACGAAATGAACTTGCGCGAGTCAAGCCCCGTGCTCACTGTGCCGCCATGGCAAAAAAGTTCATCCAACGAGCCCTGAGCCAGCCAGGGGACAAGGGCAGGTTGCACCGGGAGCTGGGCGTTCCGGAAGGTCAATCCATCGGGAAGTCACGGATCGCCGCCGCCGCCAAACGTCCCGGCAGAGTCGGCCGCGAAGCGCGCTTTGCGCAGACACTCGGCGAGCTGCGCCACGGGAAGAAGTCGAAGATGCGAAGAGGCTATTGATGAAAGACGCACCACCTCCTGACATGCAGGAAGCGGATCGTCTGGTCACTGAGTTTGTGAATAGAATCTCCGAGCATGTCGATTCGGTCACGGTGTTCGTCAACAAGAAGAGGGAAGACGGGCACGATGGGACGTGGCACATGCACATGGGCCGCGGAAATTGGTACGCGCGCTACGGTCAGATCGTTCAGTTCATCGAGGCTGAAAAGTCTGTCCACTACTCAAAATCCGGCGAAGACGGGGCGGGGTGAAGCGTCCTTGGCGGCGATATCGACCTCCGCGTTCTTGAACATGTCGACCGGCGCCTCGGCCATGATGGGATAGGAGAGCGAATCAAACGGGTGCTTGTGATCGTCCCGCTTGATGTAGCGGGAGGCGGCCGACTTCGGATCGGCGCGCAGCATGGCGAACATCGTCCGCGTCTTGAAGCACTGGGCCGACACGTGAAGACGTTTGGCGTGCAGGAACTGCCAGATGAGATTGACCTTGTCCTTGTTGCTGTCCCGATACTTCGGCGCTCCCTGCAGCATGATCTTTCCGTTGGAAGCGGCGTAGGCGATGGCTGCGTCCGATCGGTCCGCGGAGGCCCGTTTGTCGAAGGCTGAGGTATCCGACCAATGGCGCCAGTGCAGTGTGATGTTGTTGCGCTTCTTCTGCCAGTTCTCCCAGTGAATCATTTTCTCCAGGGCCGCCTGGACGAACTGCTCGACGGAGACATAGGTCTTGACGACCACCAGCTCATCGAGGATCCGGAAGGAAACGATCAACCTTTTCGTGGCCACGTCCTCCATGGTGAGCTTCTCCATGATGTGGAAGCTGTGACTCTTCATCTCGCCGATGTCCCAGCCGCAGATGAGTTCGGTGCAGGTGTTCGTTGGCACCATGACCTCCCAGTCGGCCGCCAGGCCATCGGCTTTTCCGACGACGTGGATGTCCTCGTTCCACACGTCGGAGAAATGACCGTCGGTGATGTCCATCTCCCAGAGCCCCTTGACGAAACGGTTGAACAGGTTCTTCCGGATCTTGTAGCGCGCCTCCAGATCCTTGCGCTCCTTTGGATCGAGCTGTGGATTGTCGTCGAGGGTCACCAGGATGCGATGCAACGATTCACGCAGGGTTCCATCGTCGTCCTCGCCCGGCTTGGGCTCGGCATCTTTGAACTTGAACCATTTGTCGTGGATCCAGTTGACCGTTCCGCTATCCGGAGGATTGCAGTCGCAGATGATCTGATGCTCCTTGTAGGAGACATCGGGCCACATGCGCAACGCATCGCAGAAGATGTCGAAGGCATGCTCGTCGCAGTACTGGTCCAGCTCGGACAGCCAGAACATCGAGTAGGCCGGTCCCTTGAACTTCGCCTCGACCTCGGCGCTGTGTTCCAGCGAATGGCACTGGATCTCCGACGTGGTCCCGTGCCGGTTGCGGATCCGCACGAAGCTCATTTTCGAGTCGCCGGCCGTCTTTGGTCCTTCGAGGATTCGAAAGCCGGGGCAGGTCGCCTCCCAGATTTTCAGGAACCGCTCCAGCACGACCCACACGCCGGCGGCCTTCGCATTTTTGATCGTCTTGGTGACGATGGCGATCATGGCTCCCTTCACATCGAAGGCGTGCCGGATGACCTTGTGAATGATGCCGAAGGTTTTCCCGGACTTGCGCGGGCCATGAACCAGGAGGTAGCGGTGGAAATCGTTGAAGATCTCCAACTGCTTCACGTTGATGGGAGGGAGCCAGAGCTTCTTTTCGGGATCGAATACGAAGCCCTTGTCGTCGACCTGGAGGCAGACCGGGGCAACTTGCAGAGGCACGTTTGACCTTGCGAATCCATTCCACCGGTGGTCAAGTCCAAAGCTATATGGCCAACGTGAAGTTCGACATGAACGATCCTGAGACCAAAGCCACCGTCGCCGGCTGGGCTCCCAACACCGAATACGTCGTGCGGACGACGGACAACCCGGCCAGTGGAATGGCGGTTACGGTCGATGAGGAGGAAGCCGAAACTCCGGCGCCGCCGGAGAATCCAGGACCAGCGGCAGTCAAGTCCGCCATGGCCACCAGCTCGGCCACGCGGTACTAAACGTCCGGAACAAAAGGCAAGGATGCCGATTCCAGTCAGCCGGCTGAAGGAAAAACACGGGCTCGATGAGGCAAGCCTCAAGGCCGCGTTTAACAACGACACTCTTGAGAAGCGCCCAAAGGTCAAGGCGCTGGTCAATCAGATCCGTGACACCATCGAGAACGGCATCCGGAGGAACCGCACCGACTACCGGCTGTTCAAGGCGATGGACTGGGCGTACGACGCTCCCTTCTACCAGGTCAGCTATACCCAGCTCCGCGGCCTGCTGACCAGCAGTCCGGACGAGAAGAAGGTGATGAGCGCGGTTCAGTCCTGGGGGCTGACCCATCTGTTGACCGACGTCATCGGACCAGACGGCAAGACGTGTTGCGGCGATGATGGCAAGACGCCAAAGAAGGCGCTCAACCTGCCGGTATTCTTCAACATCTTCGTCCCGATCGTGATGTCCTACGTCACGATCAGATGGGCCAAGCTGTTCAACGATCGGAACCTCATCCCCTTCTTCAAGTACGAGCCGGTGACCTTCACCCGGGAGAACCGGTTCCGGTGCGATGTCATCACCCAGCTCGTTCAGCGGCAATCGACCTGGTTCGATTATCCGGCCGATGGCAAGCAGTCGATCCTGCAGACGCTCATCTACGGGTTCTGCATCAATTTTCCGCGGGAGGCATGGTACGTGGAGCGCCAGGAGGATGAGGAAGGAAAACCGAAGATTGTCCGGGAAGGTCTGCGCTGGAACATGCCACATCCGTCCCGGACCTATGTTGACCTTTATCACCGCCTCTCCTCGCTCAATTCGAACTCGGGTTGTGAGTATGCTGGATACTGGGAGCTGTCCCGCTACAAGACGATCTACGACAATCCGCTTTACTGGAACAAGGACAAGATCACGATGGGAGCCAATTCGTGGTTTGACCTGGTGAACAACCCGGATTTCCTGGCCCAGGTGTTTCCCTGCGCGATGAGTTTCCCTTCGGCTGGCGGCAATAACACCGGAGGCGCCGGCGCGTTGGACCGCCAGAACGAGGCAGCCCGAACTTACGGCAACGGAGACTACGACAATGCCACGCTCCTGACCCAGCATTTCCAGAGACTGGTGCCAGCCGATCACGGACTTGGGACCTACAAGTATCCGATCTGGATGCGCGTCGTTTTCGCTTCTGACAACGCCGTCGTGTGGGCCGAGCCGCTCTCGTTCACCAAGCTGCCAACCTATACCTACGACGCGGACTTCAACCGCGCGCGGTTCCGATCGCTGGCCCTGGAGATCATCCCCTTCCAGGATCATGTCAGCAACATCCTCACGCAATGGATCCTGGCGGTGAAGGACAACCTGGTGAATCCGGTTTTCTACGACAAGGAGAAGATCCCGGCCACCTACGTCCAGCAGTTGCAGAATCTGGGGCAGAAGATTTTGAACGGCCGCATGTTCATACCGTTCTCCAGCACGGAGAATTACCGGTTCAAGATTGAGCAGCGCGAAGCCTTCTTCAGCCCGCAGCTTACCCATCACAACACGGCGGAACTGGCCAACCTGGTGAGCGGCGTGTTGAACATGCTGGACCGCATCATGCAGCTCTCGCCGCAGGAAATCGGCCAGGCGGCGCCGCACGAGCAGACGGCCGAGGAGACCAGGGTGATTGCCGGCAACACGAGCACGCGCGTCATCTTCACCGGGTCCGGCATTGACGCCGGCGACAATGCCAAGAAGGAAGTTCTCTACGACGCGCTGATGGCCCATGCGGACGATGACATCACGGTCAGCATCACCAGCACCTTTGCCTCGACCAAGGAGGAGTTCGACAAATTGCTCAAGACGGTTGGCTTTGAACTGACCGACAAGGAGGCCGGCTTCGATCCGGATCGTCCGGAATTGATGCACCAGGTCAAGGGCAACAAGACCAAGCTGCGCATCGAGGAATTCTCCAGCACGCGCGACAACAGCAACCGGATCAACCTTCCGGCCATCGCTGATGCGATGAGCAAAATCTTCCTGGCGATCGCCAACAATCCTGTCCTCATCCAGACGATCGGCCCGCAGCAACTCGTCGAGCTGCTCAACCAGATCATCCTCACCAGCGGCCTGCCGCAGGAATTCAGGCTCCGTGGCAAACCACTGCCAACCCAGCCGCCCGAGCAGCAGGCCGACGCTGTGGCGGCGATGATGAAGAAGTTCGCCGAGCAGGTGCAGCAGCTCGTCACACAAAAGCAGGCGGAGACCCTGGAGCTTTCGGCCAAGCAGACCGAACAGATCGTGGGAGGCGCCATGCAGGCCGCCCAGCAGCAGGCTCAACAGACGGCGGCTTCGGGCGCCGCTGCCGTGGCCGAGCAGATCCAGCAGGCTGCACCCGCCATCCAGGCTGCCCAGCAGGCAGCGCAGGCCGCCGCGCAAAAGCTCGCCACCCACGATCAGGAAATCGAATCTCTAAACCAAGCCGTCGCCCAGCTCACTGAGGCGGTTCAGAATGCCCAAAAGCAGCCAGTCATCACTCAGGGAATCTGAACTCATGGGATGGCGACTCATAAAACCGTGGACCTGGTTCTGGGGTCTGCTGGCAGCAGCAATTTCCGGCGGCGCTGTCGCCGTTACCACGGGACCCGTCGCAGCTTTGTTCGCTCCGTCCGTGTTCAATCTGAAGGATGGTCTGGCCGATCTGCTCTGGTTCATGCTTGCAGTATTCGTTCAGGCCGGCTTCATCGGCGGCATGTTCTACCTGGCTAAAAATCCCGTGCCACAGATCGTGGAAGACGGTGACACCGATCAGTTCGTCAGAAAACCATGAAAGAAATTGCCGAGATTGTCGGCCTGACCACAGGCATCATCAACCTGCTGCTCCTCTTCGTCGCGCTGCGCAAAATCAGCGTGGTCCACAAGGTCATCAACTCCAGGCTGGATAAATGGCTGGCCGTAGAGCGAGAACAGGGTGAAGCCAGCGGCCGGGCCAAGGAACGGGAGGAGAAAAAGTGAAGTCAATCGAAACGGTCAGGGTCCCCGTCGAACCAACCCAGCAGGACAACCTCCGAACCCTCTTCGCCAGTCCAGGCTGGCTCATCCTGCGGGAGATTTTATCGGCCCACTGCGTCGAATCTCAGGCGGCCTTTTTGGACGCGTCGATGTACGAGTCAGAGAACGCTTCCGACAAAGCCACCTCAGCAAAGGACGCAGCAGTGCGGTTCAACACGGCGCTGGATGTGCTTGACGGAATCCAGGGAAACGTGGACGAATGGTTCCGGATCATGATTGAGCAGAGACGATAGGAAGTCGCCTCCGACTCAATTCAACGCACAAATAACTATGGCAGGGACCGCCACACCGCCGCCGGCGCCGCCGGCCGCACCACCAGCACCACCACCCGCTCCACCGAGCCCACCTCCACCCCCAGCACCGCCCGCCATACCCAGTCCGGATGCCGATCCGAACCTGGCCATGTCCAGGCTGGTGTCCAAAAGCAGGGAAAAGAACGCCAAAGGGCCACCTTCCACCCCTCCGGCGCCCCAAAAACCGCCTGAAACCCCTCCTTCTGAGCCTCCTGCGGCGCCTCCAGCGACACCTCCAGCACCCCCGGCAGAGCCCCAAAAACTGACCGATTTGCTTGGAAAAGCCCTAAAATTCACCCAAAAACCGGCTGCGCCTGCCCCTCCAGCCCCTCCGGCAGCCCCTCCGGCAGCTCCAGCAGCGCCGCCGGCCGCACCACCGGCTGAACCAACGCCAGGCAAGAAGGCGCCCAAGGGAAAGAAGGCCGCTGCTCCAGTGGATCCGATCGCGGTGGCATCGTCGGCGGCCACGGCGGCAACTGAGGCCGCGATTCGGGCAGTGCAGGGATCCGCTCCGAAGCCGGCCAACCCAACCGACAATCTCAGCGACGATGACAAACGCGATTACGAAGTCGCGCAACATCTGGCCAAGCTGGACGCTCGTTACGCTGACGCGCCGAAGATCATTCTCGAACACGTCAATCGGGCGGAGGATTATGCGACGCGCTGGGAGGCAGCTCATCCCGGAAAGGAGTTCGATTCGAAAGACGAGGAGCACGACGAATTCTTCGCCACCCTGCAACGGCCGTGGTCCATGGAGGATTTCAACGAGGCCAGGATCGATCTGGCCGCGGAAAGAAAAGCGGCCAAGTACAGGGAACAGCATGACGGTGAACTGCAGACGGTGAAGCAGGATCAGGCGCACATCGAACTTGCTCCCGTGGTCGATCAAAAGTTCAACGACGCGACAATTGTGCTGGCCAGGGCTGTCGGCGATGATGTTCACAAGGCGCTTACCACCGGCGGATGGGAGGAATTGCACAAGGCCGATCCGGTGACCGCCCAGGTGCTCGGCGCCACGCTCGATCATCTGCATCCCTTCATCGAGGCGGCCGTGGAGATCGACGATCCAAGGAAACGAGTCGCGCTCAACATGCAGAATCAGGCTCACGCGAACTGGAACCAGGTGGTCAGTGTCGGAGAAGCAAACCTGGTCGGCCACGAGGACGAAGGCGGAAGGATGTTCGCGCGCCGGGCGGACTACGTTCGCATGACACCCGCGCAACAGGCCGTGCATTGGTACCTGACCACCGACATGATCATCCAGGGCGCGCTCGATTACGCTGCCGAACAGGTGAAAAATGTGGTCAAGACGCAGAACGAACGGCTCAAGGGCATGGGTTTCGTAAGAAATACAGCGCCTCCTCCTGCGACGCCTGCGACTCCTCCGCCAAATCCGCCGCCGGCGAATCCACCAGCGCCGCCAGTGGACAAACCAATCTCGCCAACGGTGGGCAGTGGTGCCAAGATCGACGATCCAGGCGGTGCTCCAAAAACTGGGGATGCTGCGCTGATGCAACAACTCAGCGGCATCTTGTTTCGCAAGTAGATTGTTCTTGTCCATCGTGCGGCAATGACGCAGCCGATGGATAAACGAACAACATGGCGATCAGCTCTAACATATTCAGCCGCTGCCTGCCGGCAATCGGCTCAAACATCAACGAGTGTGGCGCCGTAACCCTGTGTAATGTCGTCACCGCTCACTCTGATGAGCTGACGTCCATCTTCACGGACGGTTCCGGCAACTTCAGGGACCTGCACGCCCTGCTTGCCACACAGTTTGAAATCAAGGCGTGCGGTGCGCGCACCAATGGCCTGTATGACTTCCTCATGGCCAACAAGAAGATGGTCAGCAACCGGACCATCAAGACACCCCTCGGGCCTGGCAACTCTGAGATCTCCCCGTTCATCATGGCCTCGCAGCACTCCGTCATCAATTCGGAGTACTGGTCGCTCAAGAACCTGTTCAACACGGCTGGCACCTATACCATCCATGTGAATTCGCGCGCGTCGATTCCGCTCGATGAGCGCTGGTTCGTTCCCGGCATGAACATTTACGTGCATGCCCGCGCCTCCAACGGCACGGCCCTGCGCGGTTCCTTCAAGGTTGTCAGCTCGCAGGCATCCACCTTCGGCGGTGCGGCCACCATCCTCATCACGGCAACCGCGGAAAACTCCACCCTCGGCTGGGTGGCCAAGGCGGACTTCACCACCTTCACCGGCGGCTCTCCGCTCTCGGCCGGCGTCGTCATTCGCGGTTCGGCCAACGTGCAGGACGTGGAGCGCTGGTGCTACAACCGGCCGGCGTTGAACGATCGGAAGAAT